TATTGGGAGTGGTAGGTTTGAGCTTGATAGCCCTATTGTTATCGGGAATACTCAGACTTTGTATAGGAATATCGAGAAAATCCGAAAAGAATTCGGAACTATAATACTAGATGAAATGCACCATGTTTCATCGCCAACATTTGCTAAGATTATTGATACCAGTCATGCTCGGTATAAGATTGGACTGTCTGGCACCATCGAGCGGAAGGACGGAAAGCACGTTGTCTTCAGAGACTACTTCAGCCCGAATATTTTCAAACCACCGAAAGAGAATTTCCTCACGCCAAGTATTCACATATACAGAAGTGAGGTTAGGTTTCCCGATGGGGCCAGCATTCCTTGGGCTAAGCGAGTCAATACTATCGCAAATAACGACGAGTATCGTCACTCTGTCGCGATGTTAGCAGCCGCATACGCCGCACGAGGCCACAAGGTGCTCGTGGTGTCAGATCGAGTTCATTTCTTAAAGAGCTGCGCCGAACTGACTGGTGAAAAAGCTATATGTGTTACGGGCGAGGTACCACATGAGCAAAGAGAAGAACTTATAAGTGAAATTTTACATGGAGATAAGAATGTTTTGTATGGAACTCAAGCAATTTTTAGTGAAGGTATATCCGTTAATACTCTTTCTTGCCTTATACTTGCCACTCCTATTAATAATGAACCCTTACTTACCCAACTTATCGGGCGGGTTGTTAGGAAACATGATAATAAGCGCGATCCAGTAATTATTGATATTCACTTAAAGGGAAAGACGGCCCAAAGACAAGCGTCTAACAGAATGGGCTACTACATGAAACAAGGTTATCAAATTAAACAGCTTTGAACATAGAAAAATACTTCTTGACAAATGCCTCAAATGAGAGTATAATATGTTATTCTACGATTGGAAAAAGATCTTTGAAGCGGCAGATGGCAGTCCACTGGCGATGTTCATTATCTTTAAAATGCTTGTAACGAAGGCGATACCGAAGAACAAATATGATGACATGTATAAATTTGCTGACAAGCATTTTACTGGCGAATCCTTTCTTCTTCATCCAGATGTATTGCTTCATAACGCATACAAGTATGAGTACCGCGAGATTGCCCAGTATCTCGCAGTAGCTTCCATGCGTCCGTACGCGGACTATTTAATCACTGGGGACACTACACTTGATCTACTCCAATGTGAGATAGAACAAGAATTTTTTGAAGACAACAGCCTACTACGTGTAGATAATGACAAAGTTCATTTTCTATACGAAGAAGTCACACAGGAGAACATACACTAATGGCACTATCATTCAACAAAGCCGCTGGCGGCGCTAAAAAATCATCAATCACTTCTTACGCATACCGAGATGGAGACAACGAAGTTCGTCTCGTAGGTGACGTACTCGCACGATACGTTTACTGGCTCGAAGGTAAGAACGGCAAGAACATTCCTTTTGAGTGCTTGTCTTTCGACCGTAACGAAGAGCGATTCAACAATCTTGAGAAGGACTGGATTCGCGAGTACTACCCCGACCTAAAGTGTGGGTGGAGCTACGCAATGCAGTGTATTGACAACGGTGAAGTAAAAATCATCAATCTCAAGAAGAAGCTGTTCGAAGCCATTCTTACAGCAGCAGAAGATCTGGGCGATCCTACAGACCCAGAGACAGGTTGGGACGTTAAGTTCAAGCGTGTCAAGACTGGACCTCTTCCTTACAACGTAGAGTACCAGTTACAAGTACTGAAGTGCAAGCAACGTGCTCTTAGCGAAAGCGAGATGGCAGCGATTGCAGACCTAAAGTCTATGGATGACGTTATGCCTCGTCCTACACCAGACGCCCAGAAGACTCTTCTCGATGAGATTCGTGAAGATGCAGCGGGCGATATTGATGAATCCTTGGAAGATGAGTTTAACATCGGATGATCTTATTTACGGCAGACTGGCACATCAAGCTAGGACAGAAGAATGTACCTCGTGAGTGGGCTACTGATCGCTACAGAAAGTTTTTCGAACAAGTCCACGGACTAGAAAAGCAGTGCAATATGCACATTATTGGTGGTGATTTATTTGACCGTCTGCCGAACATGGAAGAGTTGGAGCTTTACTTTGAGTTTATCTCGAAGGTAAGTATCCCAACTCTTATCTATGATGGCAATCACGAAGCTACAAAGAAAAACAAGACTTTCTTTACTCAATTGAAGAAAGTTTCCAGAGATATTAACCCGCTTGTAAAAGTAGTTGATATGTCATACTATGATAACGATTTTGGATTTGGAGTATTACCATACGCAGATCTTCATCGTAAAAATGCTATTGAACTGTTTGATCCAAAGAAGCCTTTGTTCACTCATGTTCGAGGAGAGATACCACCACACGTCAAGCCCGAAGTGGACTTAGATAGGTTTGAGGACTTTCCAGTAGTGTTTGCAGGCGACTTACACGCTCATAGTAACACGCAACGCAATATTGTATATCCAGGTAGTCCTATGACAACCTCGTTTCACCGGAATGAGGTCAGCACCGGCTACTTATTAATAAATCCACAGAACTGGGAGTGGATGTGGGAACCGTTTGAACTGCCCCAACTTATACGGAAAACCGTGTCAAGTACAGACGAAATGGTACCTACAGACTATCACCACACAATCTATGAGATAGAAGGTGATATACAAGAACTTGCGAATGTCAAGAACACCGAACTTCTTGACAAGAAAGTTGTAAAACGAAGTAGTGAAGCTACTCTTGTCATGGACAAAGAGATGAGCATTCAAGAAGAGTTAGTAGAGTATCTATCTTATATTCTGGAGATACCAGAGCAGAGGATACCACAGATAGTAGGTATATTTAATGATTACGCTACAAAAGTTGAAATGGAGTAATTGTTTTAGCTACGGCGCTGACAATGAGCTGGATCTAAGTAGTACTACTGTGACACAACTTATTGGTACTAACGGGATGGGGAAGTCCTCCATCCCGTTAATTATTGAAGAAGCACTGTACAACAAGAACTCAAAAGGAATTAAAAAAGCAGATATACCAAACCGGTATGTAAACCAGGGCTATAATATACACCTTGAGTTTACGAAGGATGACAAGAGATATGATGTTATTATTGATCGTAAGTCTACTATTAAGCTTAAGCTGCTGGAAAATGGAGAGGATATTAGTTCTCATACAGCGACCAATACATACAAGACACTCCAAGATATTATTGGAATCGACTTTAAAACCTTCTCTCAGTTGGTATACCAAAACACAAATAGCAGTCTACAGTTTCTTACTGCAACAGATACGAACCGTAAAAAGTTTCTCATTGATCTTTTACACCTAGAGCATTATGTGAAGCTCTTTGATTTATTCAAAGAAGAAGCTCGAAAGAGTACGTTAAATCTCAATAGTATTGAATCGAAGATAGCGACAATTGAAAAGTGGTTATCAAGTAACAAATTGAGTGATACATCCATACTGCCTACGTCTGAAATTTCAATTGAGACCATAGAAGACGAACAAGAGCTCGCCACTCTTATGATTGAAATTAAAAATATTTCTGAGAAAAATAGAAAAATTTCTCAGAATAATACTTACAAAGATCTGCTCGCTAAGATAAATATCGAAGAGGCACAGAATTGTAAAGTATCTGGACTACAATCATATGATGATTTTCAAAGTGAGTTAGGAACCTTAAGCGGGGTCGTAACGGGGTCAAAGAATGTTTTACATAAGTTGAGCAAACTCGGAGATCACTGCCCCACTTGTGAGCAATCTGTAGATGCTTCTTTTAAACAAGCATTAATTGATGCAGAGGCAAAGAAAATTGCCGAAGCGAGAGAAAGACAAGATGAAATTGACGGAAGAATATCACAAATTAAACGAGACAATGCAGAGTACCAACATGCTCGCAAAATTGAAAGTGATTGGCAGGAATTGTTTCGAAGCATTGACAACAGTCTTCCAGCATCTACGCTGGATCCTGATGAGCTTAAAAGTAGGGCTAGTGGAATTCAGGAGAGAATATCGGATGCAAAAGAACGAATTATTCGACTTACACGAGAAAATGAACAAATCACTAAACGAAACACCAGAATCCAAGTAGTACTTGAACAAACTGAAGAGTTCGAGGCAGAGCTGTTCGAATTGCAAGAGCTACTCGACCTTGAAGGAGCAACTGCAGGGCACTTGGAAGTATTGAAGAAAGCCTTTAGTACAAATGGATTACTTGCGTACAAGATAGAGAATTTGGTAAAAGAGTTGGAAGAGCTCACAAATTACTATCTAGCAGAATTATCCGATGGACGTTTCACACTGGAGTTCGTAGTATCAAATGATAAACTTAATGTGCAAATCACTGATAATGGTAACATTGTGGATATTCTTGCTCTCTCTAGTGGAGAGTTGGCAAGGGTGAACACTGCTACTCTAATAGCTATACGTAAGCTCATGAGTAGTATCTCGAAGTCTAAAATTAATATTCTCTTTCTGGACGAAGTTATAGCAGTACTAGACGACGTCGGCAGAGAGAAGCTAGTAGAAGTTTTATTGGAAGAAGATTTAAATACCTACGTTGTAAGTCATGGTTGGACACATCCATTACTAGACAAAGTAGAAGTAGTTAAGTCAGGTAATGTCAGCAAACTGGAGCAATAATGGGTCACGTAAGACGTATGCAACATAATCGTAGACGGTTAATACACCACATGATAAAGGAGAGAGATAATGAAGAACGTAATAGCAGACAGCATGATGAGCTATCTGGCGGGGAAAGTGAGGTATCACAAAGCGAATGTGCTGGTTTACCTGCAGAATCCTGTGGGTATCGGAGAGCATCCGGATATAATGGCAGCGATTGAGGAAGAGCTGGCAAAGTGTGCTGAGTATCATGAAAAGTACGAAATGATGGGTGAAATCTTAATGGGTAATGAAATAAATGGTTGATAGTAGAGCAAAGGGGGCTCGCGGAGAATATCTAGTACGAGACTTGCTTAGAGAATCAACAGGCTTACAGTTTGAGAGAGTACCAAGTTCTGGTGCTCTCGACTACCTCAAAGGAGACTTATATGTACCTCATGCAAAGAATCGCTTTTGTATCGAAGTAAAAAACTATGAAAGTTCTCCTTTGAGTGATAAAGTTTTCACAGCCCCACGAACAAACAATTTAATTAAATGGTGGAAGAAGTTAATACAACAAGCAGAAGGCGGTAACCAGGAGCCTTTATTGTTTTTCAAATACAATCGGTCAGCGGTATTTGTTGTTACTGACGTTCTTCCTGAAGTCACAGATCACTGGATGTACTTAGAGTGGTTAGGCTGTTACATTCTGCTGGCAGATGTATGGCTGAAAGAAGAGAAAGTGGAGTTTTTACATGGCGTTTAACATGACTGATAAAATGGTCAATGATGAAGCAAACGCTACTCTAGTTGTAGATGCACTAAACCTAGCATTTCGCTGGAAGCATCAAGGCCGTACAGACTTTAGGTATGATTACCAGTCTACGGTAAAGAGCTTAGCAAAATCTTATGATTGCAAACGAATTATTATTTGTTCGGACTGGGGATCATCTTCGTATCGTAAGGGCATCTCACCTGATTATAAACAGAATCGCAAGGACAAATTCGCAGAACAAACAGAAGCAGAACGAATTGCCTTCCAAGAGTTCTTTGAAGAGTTCGAAGCAAGCCTCGAAGTGCTTGCAGAAGACTACCCAGTCCTTCGATACAAAGGTGTAGAGGCAGACGATTTAGCTGCACACCTCGTAAAGTTTAAAGACAAATACGATTTAGAGTATATTTGGCTCATCTCGAGTGACCGTGACTGGGATTTACTGATACAAGAAAATGTTGGTAGGTTCTCTTATGTTACTCGAAAAGAAGTAAGACTAGACAATTGGCGTGAGCACTATGACATTCCACCCGAGATGTACATCTCAATGAAGTGTCTTACAGGAGATAAAGGTGACAATGTTGCTGGCATTCCTGGGATTGGCCCAAAGCGTGCCGTTCAGCTCATCGAGCAATATGGCAGTGCTTGGGATATTTATGAAGCCGTGCCACTTGATAGTAGGTACAAGTACATTCAAGAACTGAATGCAAATTGTGAACAATTACTCGTAAACTACGAGTTGATGGATTTAATGACCTTTTGCGATGACGCTATAGGTCAAGACAACATTGTTGATATTGAGCGAGTAATAAATGAATATAGAAATTGATTTTAGGAGAGATCGTTATCTTTCCGAATTTAGTATAAAAACCTTACAAGATCGCTATCTTGTAGGCGGAGAGGGTTCTCCACAGCAGGCTTTCGCTCGCGCCGCAGAAGCTTTTGCAGATGACGAAGCACACGCACAACGACTGTATGACTATGCAAGTAAGCTATGGTTTATGTTTAGTACACCAATCTTGTCGAATGGCGGGACTAAGCGCGGTCTTCCTATCTCTTGCTTTCTTAACTATGCTGAAGATAGCCGTGCAGGAATTACAGGCCACTACACCGAGAATGCATTTCTTTCTTCGGTCGGCGGCGGGGTCGGAGGATACTGGGGCGATGTTCGCAGTGTAGGATCTAAGACCTCAGCGGGGTCTGAGTCAACTGGAGTTATTCCTTTTTTGAAAGTAGTTGACGCAGAGATGCTTGCATTCTCTCAAGGCGTTACTCGTCGAGGAAGCTATGCTGCATATCTACCAATGAACCATCCAGAGATCGAGGAGTTTTTAGATGTTCGTAAACCTACTGGAGGTGATATTAACCGTAAGTCTACTAATCTGCATCATGGAGTGGTCGTGCCTGATGCTTTCATGGAACTCATCGAGGGCGCGACGAAGCATGAGGGCTTTGATGATAGCTGGCCTCTCGTGGATCCTAACTCTGGGCACGTAATCAAGACTATCAGTGCAAAAGCACTGTGGGTAAAGTTGATTCAAAATCGTGTTGAGACTGGAGAGCCCTACATTATGTTTGGCGATACAGTACAGGAAGCCTTGCCGGATTGTCAAAAAGATTTAGGTTTGCAAGTACACCAGTCTAATCTGTGCAGTGAGATTACACTACCAACAAACGAAGAGCGTACCGCAGTATGTTGTCTATCGAGTGTGAATTTAGAGGAGTATGATTCTTGGAGTAACAATCCTGACTTCATTCCCGATCTAGTGCGAATGCTTG